TTGCCGTCAAATCTGGACCCCGATACGACTGAGGCGGCATTCTCGATTACAGAATTTGCCGGGTTGTACAACATGTCTTGGAAACTGCTCCAAGATGCCCGGAATTCTAAGTTTGCCTTTCAGACGGCCCTCAAAATGATGGAGGCGGGCTTCCGGCGACGGGTGCTCAAGCTCATCAATGCCGATTTGCTCTCTGATGGACTGGGGAAATTGGCAATCCTTCCAGCAGCCGATGATCAAGCGACCATTACCGTGAACGCACTTCCGAGTGTGGATATCGGAATGGTGGTCGATGTCATGGATGCCGGGGATAACAACACCAAGCATGGCAACTCATTGACGGTCACCGCCGTGGATGCTCCTAATCGGACGATTACGCTGAGTGGGGCACCAAGTGGTACGGCTGCATCAGACTATGTGGTTATTCAGGATACGGTGGCGACAAGCTATTCGTATCACACGAATGGCCTGCTTGGGATCATCGACAACGGCAATCCTCCATCACCCAAGGGGAATTTTGGCAGCATCAACCGCAGTACTGCGGGGAATGAGTTCTGGCAGTCGGTCGTGCTGAGCAATAGCGGCACGAACCGGGCGCTCACCGAAGACCTCATGATGCAGCTCGAAGACTCCGTCCGTGAGAAGGGCGGCGCGTCGTTGAACTCTTACATCTCAAATCTCGCCATTGTGCGGCGGTATCATGACCTCCTCCGTGAAGACACCTACTTCGCGATGGGGTCACCGAAGCCGTTTGACGGGAATGTGGGTGTCGGACGTGATGGGGGAGCCCAGCAGAAGGGCAAAGATGGTGGCGATGGACGCACCATCTACCGCTTCTCTGGCAACCCGTGGCATGTCGATCCCTACTTCGCGGCCAATACGATTATTGGTCTCGATACGAAGCATTTCTACATTGGGCATGGTGAGAACGCGACACCGCGTCCTGTGTCAGAAATCTTCGACAACACACCGTTCTTCCGACAGACGTCGAATACGACGTTTGAGGTGGCGTGGTACTGGCAGGGCGACCTGCTCAGTGACAACCCCGCTGCGGGCGCGAAGATCGAAGATGTCGCCGAATCGTAAACACTGAGTAGGTGGGGAGGGGGCTCCGGTCCCCTCCTGTCACTTCGCCAGGAGCACATGATGGGACTCAAAGCGATTGCTCGACTTGCACCCACCCGGTTGCAGGCGCACTTTACGGCAGGAGAAGCGGCGGATACGCCGATTTTTGTCGCCGACCAGGACTATGAAGTCATGGAGGTGCGTGAAGCGCATGATACGGCGGGGGCCAGCAGCACCACGGCTGATGTGGTCATTGCCACGTCCGGCACTGCCCCAGCCAGTGGGACCACGGTCTTGTCGTCCACGTTGGCACTGGATAGCACGGCGAATACGCCCGTGACCTCCACGTTGACGACGACGGTCTTGAATCGGTTCATCAACAAGGACTCACAGCTTTCAATTAACTTCACGGGCACGGTCACGGCCTATCAAGGCGTGATTTGTGTCGTGTTGAAACCTGTGAGGACCAATACTGACTACTAAGGAGTCGTATGGAAACCTTTGACCCGGCTAAGTATTCTCTCGCAGAGAACGCATTTTTCCTGAAGCATCTGGGAGAGTCGCCGCTTGCGGTGCTCCAGAACCCGCTGCCCAATGGGGTCACGCGCCATGCGGTCGAGACTGCGTTGGGACGTGTCTATGAGCTTGCGGAGCTTCAAGAGCACCGCGGCATACACTGGGTGGGGATTGAGAAGGTTTCCGAAGCCATTAGTCGGTATCTGATTGAACGAGAGAAGTGGACGGAGTTTACCTCGCAGGGAGCCCCTACCTTTCCCTCCATGTTTGCGTGGGATGGGAAGGGCAAGCCGCATCGCGGAGGCATCGGGTCTGATGCTGGTCAGGTCTTGACGTATTTCGTAGATGGCGGAAAACGGAAGCCGTTTGCGGTGCCATTAGTCGAGGTATCCGTTGAAGCGTTTTCGGCTCCGTGGCACGCTGCGGCGGACGAACCAATTCCTGACGCATGTGTCGAAGATGCCGAAAAAGGGGTGATGTCCTGTCCCATTGACGGTTTCGCGACAAACTGGAACCCCGAATCGCGCAAGGCATATAACCTGGCGCGTGCGCGGATGGCCCGGCATTGCCGGAGCAGTAAAGATCCGCGTGTGCAGGAGTTCGGCCTAAAGGTGTTTAGCCGATGAGTCACCTCCCCACCCCACCGATCGAGGCAGAACTGAAGTTCTGGCACCCGAATCGGTTCGGCGTGCGCTTTGCGCCGAAAGGGTTCCGTATGGAGCTACACCAGATGCACCCGGATCTGGACGTGACGTGGCATCCGACACGGGAGCGGTGGTTAGTGTGGTACAAACGCCCTCGGATTCAACATCATCTCTGTCCGGGGTGGCTCCTGTTGTTTGTGGTGGAAAATTCCCAAGGCACGTATGTGCCTCTCGATGCTCGCACCTTTGCGGCCATTCATGAGCAGAGTGGTTTCAAGTGGGGCACTGGGCGCGAGTATTGGGCGCGAGTCGAACAGGAAGCGCAGCGGGAGCGGGATGACCGCGATCAAGACCGCGAGCAACTCCTCGACGATGTCGGGTCTGATCGGTGGGACCATACCAAGATCCAGGTCAGTATGCGGGGACCGTCTAATGGCAGTAAATTCGTCCAGCATCATGCCGGAGACTAACTGCTATGGCGACTGGCCAGACGATTCTTGACCTGATGGAAGGTCTCGATGCGAGCCTTCAACTCCAAGCCTCGGAGTCGGGGGTGACCAAGGGACTGATTGCGGCCAATGCCGCACAGGATTACCTCGAATCGATCCTTGCGCTCCAGCCGAATAACTACGGGTCGACGTTTGCCACAGTCGCGACGACTGCTGATACGGAATCGACGACCTTCCCCTCCGGGCTGTTGCGGCTAGATCGGTTGCAATACATCAATCCGACAACTAGTCGGCCTGGGTGGGATCTGGAGTTCGTCGGGTATACGGGCGACCAATATGGTCCTCCCGTGACCTATCCCAGTCTCCAGTTCGATGTCAGCACAACGGGGAAGCCCCGCCGCTACTGGACGAATGGGACTGTGATCCTCTGGGACCCGGTGCCGGATGCGGTGCATACGGTGCGGTATTACGGACTGGTGGCCAAGTCGGACATTACGGCCTCCGGGACGTTTGGGTTCCCAGATATTGCGATGTTGCCTGTGGCGCAATACGCGGTTGAGCTACTGAAGATTGGCACCGATGATGAGGTGCAGTCCTTGACCGCATTTGGACAAAAGACCTTTGGACCGTTTCTCCAATGGGCCGGACGATTTAATCGGGATCGTGCTCCGGGCTATGACTATCGGTATTACCACAGCATCTAGGAGGCGAGATGAGTAGCCAAGCAGATTTCCAAGATTTTCGCGACGTGCAGCTTGTCAAGCGGGCCGCGATTGATGCCGCCTCCAGTGGGAACAATACTCTCGTCGCTGCCGTGACAGGAAAGAAGATTCGCGTGCTGGCGCTCACGGTCACGATGACGGGCACTGCCGTTACGATTCGATTCGAGGATGGGGCAGGGGGCACCGCGTTGACCGGACAGATGCAGCCGACGCAGGGGCAGACGGTGACGTTGCCGTTTAATCCGGTGGGCTGGTTCGAGACCAGTGCCGCGACACTCCTGAATCTGGAACTGGGAGGGGCTCAGTCAGTGGATGGTGTGTTGGTCTACATCGAGGCATAAATGGCTGATATTCAAGTTGCCAACAGCGACGACGATTTGTCAGGGAATACGCTCCTGACAGAAGAGGAAGCGTATACCATTACTGGGCTGCATACCTATAACCGAACGACGAATCCGCCGTTTGCAGTGGCTTCGGGTGCGGCAAAGGTCGATAACCTCGATGCTGACAAGCTCGATGGCGAGACCGGCACGTATTACGCGGTCGCCGCAAATGTACTCCTGAAGGATGGTTCAGTCGCGCTTACGGCTAATTGGGACGTGGGTGACTACCAGATCCGGGCGAATAACTTTTATTCAGATGTCGCCACAGGCTCCGCGCCTCTCCATATAAGCTCAACGACACTGGTTACGAATCTGAATGCTGACATCCTTGATGGACAGCAGGGAAGCTATTATCTTGCTGCCGCGAATGCGACCGGAACGCTCGCTGTGAATCAAGGGGGCACGGGCGCTGCGACACTCACCGATGATGGCCTCCTGATGGGCAATGGCACCAGCGCGGTGACGCAGGCATTTGGGATCAGCGGATACGATGCCACGTATCCAGTCCTGAACTTCCGGGGCGCGACCCCTGCGCTCTATCTGACCGATACTGCCAGTACGCGCCAAGCGCAGCTCAAACATGCGGTGACATCGTCAACAGAATCACTAGTCATCCTGTACGGATCTGAGCCCTCATATGCAACGGGACAGAACCTCGCGTACTGGGATACGGATACGGGTGAGAACACAATCCTTGCGTCGGCGAACAACCTGAAACTAACCAACGCCGCTGGTGTTGAGCATACACGGGTGGGGCCAAACGGCATTTCGTTCGATGGTGGGACGAATAATCTGGGCCGATATGAAGAGGGGACATTTACCCCCTATTACAAGGAAGCGACCACTACCACGGGTCAAGTGGCTGGCACAGGGAGGTATCTCAAGATCGGGGATATGATCACGATCAACATGCACTTTAACGATGTCACGACTGGTGCGAGTGGTGGAACATCGTATGGGATTATCAGCGGGATACCCAGCATTGAAAATCAAGGCAGTATTGGGCCAGCTGCGACGCAGAATTTACCGATAACTGGAGAGGATCAAATGCTGTATCTGAGTGGTACTCTTGGGTATTTTTATTACATGAACAACAATACAAGTTGGAGTGCTGAGTCATTTCGGAATTCAACGTCGGGGATTTATATCCAGACAAACAACACGTACAAGATTGCATAGATCACGGGGAATTTGTGATGCCCATCACTAGTGAGACATCGGTGCATCGGATAGAGATCGTTGGGGATTCTCATACGGTGCAGGTGATAGAGAAGACTACGGTCGTCGATGGCGACCAAGTCATTGCTGAGTCGAAACACATGCGAGTGTTCCCTCCGCTAGTGCAAGAAGGGGATCAGTTTGTCGACCAGGATGTTAGCAGTGAATCGGAGTATATC